TTGCTTGCGTGCAGCTTGGGCTGGCCTTCACCGGCATTGAGCGTGAGCGCAAGTATTTCGATATTGCGTGCGAGCGCATCAGTCGCGCCCAGGCGCAGGGCACGCTACTACCGCCCGAAGAACCGAGACAGCCTGTGCAGGAAGGGCTGTTGTGAAACCTAACCATCCAATCGGCCCGCGAGTGCGGGCCAGGAGAACACCATGATGACCACCACCCCCCTTTCCAAAGCCAGCCGCGAATTTGTCGGCCGCATCGCCATCGGCGAGTTCGTCGCATGGTGGATCAGTGAAGACGGCCAGGCCAGCATGCCGCTGGTCGAAGGCAGCTACCCGACCGCCGCCGAGTGCGAGGCGGCCGCCTCGATCCTGCTGGACGATGACTCGATGGCCGACGAAGACGGTCGCACGCTCGGCGAGACCGGGTACATGGAGATCGAACGCATCATCGGTGACGAGTAATCAGACATGGCGACCACCACATTCACACTCGGAAGCTCGGTCAGGTACGAAGCCACCGGCCGCATGCGCTACAACTGCACTGAGGGCGTGCTCTGGATAAAGCGCGTCAAATGCGCCGACGGTAGCGGATGGATGCACGACGGAAAACTGCATCTCCCCCTGCGCACCACCCGAAGGGGTGTGGTCGATGCGTTCGGCCAGGTGTACCGCGCCGAAGAAGTCAACCGCAGCGTGCCGGCATAATGCCCAACCACCCCAACCGCCGCGCACGCGGCGGTCCCTCCCCCTCCGGCCTGCTGCTGCGCGACCTGCGCGAGCGGGCCGGGCTCACGCAGGCTCAGGCGGGCGCGCTGGTGCGCGTGTCTGAAATCGCGTGGAGATCTTGGGAAAACGGCGCACGCCGCATGCCCGCGCCGGCGATGGAACTGCTGTGCATCGTGCTGGCCGTCGGCACTGTCGAGCGCGGGCCGTATGTGCCGCCGGGCGACTGGATGCTGCCCTGGGCGCGGGACGAGTTGTGTCTGTGGTTCAGGCGCGCGATCGACCCTGCGCTCACCCGACGATCCGCTCCACCGCCCGCTGCCGAAGCTGAGTCACCCGTCCGGGCGTGACGCCCAGCTCGGCGGCGGTCTCGACCTGCGGGCGCTCGGCGAGCCAGTCATCCACGATCGCGCGCCACCGGGCGTCGAGCCGCTGGTAGCGACGCGCGGCATCTCGGACAGCGTACAGGGCCACCAGCGCGTCCGCAGGGTCTGGCTGGTCCGCTGATACGTCCGCAGCCTCATCGAGCCCGCACAGGGCCACGTCGTGATCCCGCGCGGCATCGTCGATCGGCACACCGGCCTCGGCGGCTACCTCGGCGAACGACACCGGGCGCATCAGCCGCCGCTCGACCCGATCACGCGCTTCGGCCAGCCGCCGCACGCGCAGGCGCTCGGTGTGGTGCAGCGGATCGCCGGCTCGCAGGTAGTCCAGCATGCCGCCCATCGCGACCTTCAGCAGGTAGGCGGCTACGTCGTCCTGCGCGCGCCGCTGTCGCTCCAGCACCCGCAGCATGCCGGCCTGCACGAGGTCGTCATGGTCGACCGACGCAGGCAGACGCGCGTGCAGCCGCCACGCGGACCGGCGAATCGCCGGCAGCAGCGACAGCGGATCAACGCACGGCACGCGCGGCCTCGCCGACCAGCTCGGCGGCCTGCTCGATCAGCCGGGCGTAGCCGGCAGACAGATTCGCGGCGCGCTCGTCGGCCATAGCCAACTGCTGGCGCAGTGCCACGATGTGCTCGGCCGCGTCTCGCAGGATCTGCGTGCGCGCGTCAGGCGAGACACGCCCCCATCCGCTCGTGAGCGACAGCAGCGTGCCCGCGTGGTCGATCACGGTAGCGCGTTCAGCTTCGGGCTCACGCCCGTGCCGTTGCACGCCGCGTGCTCGATCTGAATCGCCGCGCCCTGCAGCGTAGCGGCCGGAGCATCGTCGTATCGGTGCCGGCACAGTAGCGTCAGGACTGCGTAATCGACGGTCGCGAGGTACGGGCCGAGCCTGCGCAGGTAGTCGTCATGCTGCGTCCAGAGCGCATCCTGCCGCACCTGCTGCTGCTCGATTGTCACCAGCCGCCCGACGAACTCGGCCGGCACGCCCGCAGCACCACCACCGGGTGCGGACTGCTCCAGGGCCAGCACGCGCCGTTCGAGGTCAAGCATCCGGGTCGCCACGGTCGCGGTGTACGCCTTGAGCCCGTTGAAGGTAGCGACGCTGACCTGCGCCCGCGCACCACCCGCCCACCAGAGCGCCAGCAACGCGGCCAGCCCGACGAGCGCACGGCCGGCGATCAGACGCGCACGCGGGCGCATGTACGCCGGTCGCATCACGCCCCCGCCAGTCGATCGCGCAGCCGGAATCCCAGCAGCGGCCAGACCTTCCCGACCGCGTTCTGGCGCGCGATCTTGCGGCCGATCTCGGCGTCGAAGTTCTCCGGGCTCGCGCAGGCCGACTCGCCTGTGACGGTGAAGCCGTTGCGCAGCACGATCACGCAGAAGGTCAGGAGATCGAGTTCTCTCGGCGTGGCCTGCCACTCCGGACCACGGGTTTCGCCGACCAGAGCCTGCGTGGCCGTGAAGTAGAACTCGCTGGCGATTTCAGCCTCGATGTCTGCCGGCGTGACGCGCGGCGCGGTCAGGCCCTTGGCCTGGATCTCTTGTTCGATCGGGTCGATGTTGTTCATTTCGCGCTCCTTCACAGCGCCGGCAGCCCGGACAGGTCGCCAGCACCGGCCTGCTGCAGCTCGGCCACTTTGCCCGCGAGCGCAGTGACGACAGCAGTGGTGTCACTCATGCGCGAGTCCAGCGACTGCACGCGGCCGGCCAGCTCGGCCAGCGAATCGCCGTGCGTGGTCACGCGCGCGCCGAGGTCGGACAGTTGCGCGAGGATCGGGGTCGGGTCGAATGCGGACATGTTGGCTACCTGCTGAGTGAGCGCCGCAATCGCGGTGCGGAGTTGGATCGTCTGGTCTGCCAGACGGGCGATGTAGTCGATCAGTTGCTGCATGGATCACCTGCGGAAGAAAAGCGCCCGAGCGATCGGGCGAACCGGCGCGCGGGCCGCCGGGAGGAGACACGGTTGATCGTCACGGCGGCGGGCCCGTGACGGTGCTGTACCACTGCTGCCAGCCGATCACCTGGGCGCGCCAGTCGAGGCACGCGGCGTAGTTGTCGGCGATGGTGCCGGCAGCGGCTGCAGCTCCGACGGCGGGCGCATCAACCACGCGGGCGGGGTCGGGCACGACACCGACGGCGGCGGCGTCGTGGAGCACGCGGAAACCGCCAGAGTGCAGGCCAGAATCAGCGCACGCGGGCGCAGGCTCACGGACATATCGGGGCACCTCTCGGGTGATGGTTCGGGTGACGACCTCACGCCGCGCACGGGCGGCCTCGAGGTCGGCGGCGAGCCGGTCGGTCTCGGCGCGCAGGCGCTGTTCGACGCGCAGTCGCAGCTCGCGCTGCTCGGCCGACGCTGCCATCTGCCGGTGGCGCTCGTGCACGACGCCGGCGCGGTACGTGCCGCCGACGATCAGCAGCACGGCCAGCGCGCCGACGATCTGCGGCCAGTAGCGCAGGGCAAGCGCGATCATTCGTCCCACTCGGCTGGCCAGTCGGCCAGTTCCTTCGTTTGCCCAGCCATCGCGTGCGTGCAGTCGCTCAGATACTGGATGCGCCCATCGGTCACGAACGAATGGCACACCTGTGGCACGCTCGTCTGCACGATCTCGCCGCGCTTGATCGCATTAAAAACATCCTGCGTGGTCGCAGGCGGCACCCATCGCCGCCACGTCACGAGCACCGATGGCGTGAATGTCGGGTGCTCGACGTCGCCATTCCAGCCCCAGCGCGGCGCGGCCCCTTCTCCGACGCCGACACGATGCGGCATGTCGCACGCGCTGCACCAGAACATCATTCCACCGTCTGTGGTGTCTCGGAGTTTCCTGCTGCGTTGGCTCATTCGGTGTAGTCCATGCCGGTGCGCATCATCGTCGCCAGACGCACAGCGCGGCGGCCCACCTGCTGCGCCCACTTGCTAGCCAGCATCATGTCGGCGGCCTCGGCGTACCGGCCTTGTCTGATGTTCGAGAGCGTGTTGACGAACGACAGCAGGCCGCCCCTTTGAGGCGAGCCGGCCCCCATGTTGAACACCATGTCGATCAGCACACGCTGCCGCACGGGATCGAGGCCGCGCCACCACGGCAGATAGCGGTCGAGATCCGCGCGCGCATCGGCGATGTCGTTGGCCAGCAGGTACTCGATCTCGTCGCGGCGCAGGCCCTTGTCGTCCAGGTTGCGGCCGATGCCGATCGTCAACTTTCCCACGGTGTCGCGGTAGGGCTTCCGGCGCTCGCCCTCATGCAGCCGCAGCTGGCCGATCAGCCGCGCATCGTGGTCAACCTCTTGGGCGGGTGCAGTGCCGGCTGGCGCGGCCGTCGGCGGCACCTTCGCGGGCGAGGCGTCCGCCGGCCGCAGGAACGACTCCAGCATCTGGCGCAGCATCAACCCCTCCTCGCCGCACGCGCAGCCACGTACACGCACAGGCCCGCCTGACACGCGACCAGGCCGACGAGCCAGTTCGGTGCCGGCTGGTCGTAGCCCGACAACGCGAACATCGCAACGCCGCCAAGCAGAAACGAGCCGATCACGCCGGTCTGCGTGCGCGGGTGAAGCAGCGCCAGCACGGCCGAGCCGATCAGCACGGCCAGCGACAGCCAGTACACGACCAGCGGCGCGGTCATCGGGCGACCCCCAAGATTTTGCGCAACCAGTCGCGCAGGATCTGCGCCAGGCCAAGCTCGCGGAAGGTGCTCACCAGCTCGCCAACGACGACCATGCCGAACAGTCCGATCGCGAAGCCGATGCCGGCCTCGATGTGCGCGCTGCTGATGCCGGCCCACTCGGTGAGCGCCGGCCCGACGTACATCGACGTGCCCACGCCGCCCACGAACGCCGCGAATCGGTCGCCCCAGGTCGCACCTATCGGCAGCGCGCGCAGACTGATGAGCGAGCCGAGGATGCCCGGTGCGAGCTTCGCCAGTGCCGCGCCGATCGCGGTCAGCGTGTTTTCGTCGACCTGCGCCATCAGTGCGCCTCCTGGTCTGGCACGTCGCCCGCATCGGCACGCGCCTGAGCGGACTGCTGCGCATCGACGACGACGCGCGCCATCTGATCGCGCTTGCGACGCTGCATCAGCGCAGATTGCCGCTGCGCACTCTCCGCGCGCCGCATCTCGGCCGCACGATCGCGCGATGTGCCAGCTTCGAGGGTCTGCGCCTGCTCATACGACGTGAGCACACGCAGCACGTCCCAATCAGCCGTGCGCTCGTCACCCGCGAGGATGGCCGTCACCACACCACGAATGCAGCCGCGCGCCACCCGCCCGGCCATCTCGATGTGCACGCGCTCCAGCCGCTCGGTGGCGTACTGGTCCGCTGGTAGCTGGTCCAGGTGCGCGGCCATGTGCCGCTGATCGATGGTGCCGGTGTAGATCATTTCGCCTCCATGTGCTGCCGATATTCAGGGTGCAGGCCCATGCGGGCGCGCTCGGATTCGTAGGCGCGTTCGCAGTGGCGCATCGTCGGCCACGCGCCAGTGCGCAGGCGCAGGTACACGTCCTGCCACGCGAACAGCGCGTCCACCAGCACGCGGAACACCACCCACCGCATCGGATGCCCGCGACGCGACTGACGCCACGCACGCGCGGAAAGCGTCTCATCGGCATACGTGCCGAGGTTGAACGCGAAGATCACGACGTTCGCCAACTGGTCGAGTGCGACGAACAGTTCGTGCCCGGTGTGCGCGATCCGCCGCCACACTTCGGCTGCCGTGCTCACAGCGCGCTCGCAGCGACGAACAGGTCGTCGATCTGCTGCGGAGACAGCCCGAGCGCAGGCCCGAGCGCGAGAAGCAGTTGGTTCGATCGCTGAAGCTCGTTGCTGTACTCCCATTCGATGCGCGCCGCGCTACGCGTGGGATCGCTCATGTTCTCGATGGCGGCGTCGACCGACGACAGCAAGCCCGCACCGAGCAGCGCGAGACGCGCTTGGCGCATGGTGACGGCCTGCGGCACGACTGTCGGCACAACCGGCGGCGCGAACTCGCCGCCAGAGTACGTGTGCCCGCGCCCCACGCTCGCGCCATCGGCGAGCATCACCACGTCGTCCCAATCGGCATCGACGGCAGCGGCCCACGCCGCGTCGCCCTCGGCAACGGACTGCACCACGCCGGCATTGATGAGCGCATAGCGAGCCATCAGACGACCCCCCAAATATCGACCTGTCCACGTGCGCCGCCGCCGCTGGATGTGCCCGTGCGCGTGCCGCCGCCACCGCCCCCAGGCGCGGTGCCTGCGGTGCCGTTGGTCGTGTCGCCGCCCGCGCCGCCGCCGCCGCCGAACAGCGACGCGCCGGCCGTGCGTTCGCCGGCTGTGCCAGACCCCGCGCCGCCGCCCGCGCCGCCATACACAGAATCGCGCGCACCGCCTGCGCTCGGCGTGGCATTGCGACCGCCAGATCCGCCACCCCAGACGGTGCGAATCGTCGACTGCTCGTTGCCGCCGCCCCATCCGGTTTCTGTCGGCTGCCCGACGGTGCCGTTACTCGCGCCGCCCTGCCCCCCTGCCGACCACGCGCCACCGCCGCCGCCACCGAATGAAGACGTGCCGCCACCGCCACCGCCGTAGAACGTGGCGACGGTGCCAAGCGACGAATTGCCGCCGTTAGCCCCGGCGGCCGCACCCGTCTGGCCAGCACCGGCAGCCGCCACAGTGATCGTGCGCGACGTGCCTGCCGTTGGCGTGTAATGACTCTCGACGCATGCGCCGCCAGCGCCGCCGCCGGCGACCGTCGCGCTATTCGTCCGCGCGCCGTCGCCACCAGCGCCCCATCCTCGGTAGCCGATGCGCGAGTAGCCGGGCGGGTCGATGAACGTGCCGCCCGCCGTGTAGCTGTGGCGGAAGCCTCGCATCACGACCGACTTCAGCGCGGTGCCCGTGCACTGGATCAGCCGCGCCTCGCCCGGGTACATCGCGAACGTCGTGAGTCCGTCGATCTGCTCGGTCGAGTTCGGGTCAAGCGTCACGACGCCCGTGCCGTTGTGCACGACGAATGTGTACCAGCCAGAGGCGAGCGTCGCGGCCGCCGAGAAGCCGAGCGTGAACGTCGACGCGCCCGTGATCTCGACGTATTTGCCCTTGTCCGACACACCGAGCGTCGCCGCACCAGTGACCGACAGCAGCACGGCAGACGCGCCCGATGCGCCCGTCGCGCCACGAATGCCGGCCGGCACGATCGTCCAGTCGCTGTACGTGCCGCTGCCAACCGTGTCGGTGATGTTCAGAACCAGCGCGCCCGTGCCGCTGTTGTACGACGTGACCGTGCCGAACATCTGATACGTGCTCGGCGCACTGGTTCGCACCGCCGCGACCACCTGGCCAGCGACGATGCTTTTCCCGGTGCTCGCCGTGAACGACTTCGATCCGCTGCCGACTGCAACCGACGTGCTGCTCGTGGCGGTCAGTGCGGCGGCGCCGGCTGCGGCCGCAACGGCTGCGGCCTCTGCGTCACTGGCGCGCGCTTCGAGGTCGTTCCAGATGGTCGAGAAAACCGTCAGGTAGCCGAGGCCGGCGAAATCCGCCTCGTTGTAGGTGTTGCCGTTGATGACGATAGGCCAAGTCACGGCTGCAGCTCCTTGACGCGAAACGCCTTCTTGCGCGTGTTGACGTACGGGTACTCGATCATCGAAAGCTCCTGCAGACGGGCGAGGAACCCCTGCCGCTGCTGCGCGTCGGTGTCGTCGGTGTCGGGCACGTAGAACACCTCGCCCGAGACGCCGAGCAGCCGCTGCATCTCGTAGAACCGCTTGAATTCTTCGGCCGACAGCCAGTCGAGGGAGAACGTCGCGACACGATGCGGGCGGCGGTTCTGGAAGAACTCCGCACCGCCCGGCGTGGTCTGCACCTCGGTGCGATCGACCCAGCCTTCGGCCATGCCGTAGCTCATGTTGTAGGCAGGCTGGATTCCGCCGCCGAGGAACACGCGGCCGATCTGAACGAAGCCATCCGCGTTCGTCGCGTCGTCGATCTCGATCTGCACGTGCGTGCCGTCATACCAACCGGCCGATGCGACGTGCACGATCGCGCGGTCATGGCCGACGAACTCGTCGCCATCGATGTGCCGCCACAGGCCCGCAGTGCCCCACGGCATCAGGCCGAGATCGAACGCCATCTGCCAGCAGTCGACCCACCCGGAGTCGTACACCTCCGCGCCGCCGGCCGTCGTGCCGACCTTCACGCGCCACTGCGCGGTCTCGCCGAGGTTGTGATTCACGAGCGCGAAGCACCTGAACGAACGCGTGCTCGCGAACGCGAAGCGCACGACGGTCGAGGTCGTGAGCGCGTCCACGCTGCGCGCCACGAGCGACAACTGCCGGTCCTGCAAGTTCGCGAGCGTGCTGCCCCACGAGCCCGCAGAGAGCGTCGCCTCGTCCACGCGATTCGGGTACGAAATCAGGCAGTTCGCCACGTCATCCCCAGAGCGAATAGGTCACGGTCCGCGCGCCCCACTGCGCGTCGATCCCGACGACCATGAATTTCTTCCCCGCGTGCATGCCGAAGCGCGGGTACACCAGCTCGACGCAATCAGCGAGGTCGATCGTCGAGAGCATCTCGGCCGACATCGGCACGCGCACGCGCAGGAAGTCGCGGTCCAGCTTGTGCAGGGCGAGGAAGTTGGCGGCGCCCGAAGGTGCGTACCGCGATGACTCGATGCTCATGTCACCGGCGAGCGCGTGCACCGTCTGCACGCTCGCGTCCTCAGCCACAGCACCCGAGTACCACTCGCGGCGCATGTAGTCGGCCGCAGCGCCGGCCAGCGTGCGACCGAACATCCAATTGCGCCGCCCGCGCGTCTGCACGCGCCACACCGGCACGTCCAGGCCCGGCGGCGCGCTGCGCTCGATCTCCAGAATCTGCGAGGCACGCAGCGTCGCGACCGGCGATCCGCCCGACGGGTCGCTGATCGTGCCGGCCTGGAACTGGCCCAAAGCATCGAACCCGAACCACGATGGCTCGGCCTTGCACTGGCGCGCCATCACCTGCAGGTAGGTGTCGCTGCTGTCGATCGGAAGATAGTCCTCGACGCTGATCACGCTCCCGGACGCCGAGACACCCGCATCGGCAGCCAGTGTCGGCAACCACACGGCCGAGCCTGCCGTGATGCGCACCTGGGACGGCGCGCACGACACGTCATACGCTGCCACCGAGCCCAGCCGCACATAGCACGGCCCGCCGCCGTAGAAGCGCGCCTGACCCGCCGCCGGCGCTGTCGCTTCAAGGTCTGTCGTGGTCGCGTATACCGATCCCATCGTGAGCGCGACGCCGCCATCGAACGCGCCAGCGGACCCGGGCGTCGCGCTCACGCCGTCGCACACGTGATAGATGCGTTTCGCGGCGTCGACCAGCGTGCACGGCAGAGGCAGCGGATCGCCGAACGCACGCGCGACGCGCTTGCCCGCGAGCGTGCTGTCGCCCTCCAGTCCACCAGTGCCGAGGAAAGTCCTCGTGAGCACCGGCTTGTTCAGCCGGTCCATGTCGTCGCGGATCACGACGGTCGCGACCGACAGGCCGAGCTTCACCGACCGAATCGAGCCCGCGCCGACCTGCACGAAGTCCGCCGGGAAGTCGCCATCCTCCTCGCCCGCCCACAGCGCAAACGACTGGCCGTCCCAGCCGTACTGTGCGCCCTCGTGCGCTACGTCGCCGAGCCACTTGCCGTCGGCATTCGCGATCACGAACTCGCCCCAGCCCGAGCGCACCGCGCCGAACAGGCCATCGCCAGCGAACATCTCGCGGCGGAAGAACCCAGACGACATCATGCGTGGCGACACGTGCACGCCGGCCGGTGTGTCGCTCGGGCGCGTGACCCAGCCGCGACCGTCGGTGAAGTGCCACGACTGCGTGGTGCCGCTGCTGTCGATCACGGCGGTGATGCGCAGGACGAGGATCATCAGGACACCGGCTCCGGTGCCGTCGCGGTGCCGCGCATGAGGTTGTAGAGGCCCGTGATCATTTCGAGCGTCTGCTGCTGCACGCTCAGGCTCTCGGTGTAGAACTCCGCGTTCTGGTTCACCAGCGCTTCAGTCCCGCTCGCCTGTCGTTCCAGTTCGGCAAACGCCGGGCCGCCCGGCGCGAGCTGTGCCGCAGCCGACAGCGACTTGCCGTTGCCCGTCAGGTAGTCCGCAATCGATGCAAACTGCGCCTGCACGTTCAGCAGCGTTGCGAACTGCTCTTGCCCCTTCGTCGTGCTCACGTCGAGCGAATCAACGAGTGCACGGAAATCGGTCTTGCTCGTCAGGTCCGCCGTGATGCCGACCGCCTCAAGCGCATCTTTGATGCCCTTCGCTGTGATGCCAGCCTGCTCGTCGGACGTGTAGAAGTTCGAGATGTAGCCGGTGACCTTCGAGACGAACTGATCGAGGCCACCAGACAGTGACACGATGCCGTCACGCGCCTCCACCGACAGACTGCCGAACGTCGCGAACACGCCGCCCAGATCCTGCACGGCCTGCGTCATGCCGCGTGCGTTCGTTGCCGCCGCAATCGCTGCCTCAGCCTGGTCGGCATTCAGCGTCGCAGGATCGAACTGGCGGAAGTAGGCCGCATACGCCTCGGGCAGATTCGAGCCCTGCATCGCTGCGATGAGCACGCGCTGCGCTTCCGTCTGCAACTCGGCCTGCAGCTTGTCCTGATCCCGGCCGACTTCGCGCGACGCGATGTTGTCGAACAGCAGCCCACCGGCCGCATCGCGCACGTAGGATGCGACGCGATTCTGCGCGGTGCCCTCTGGGTCCGTGTCGAACCCGATGCCGAGTGAGCCGCCGAACGACCCGCCGAGCATGCCGGCCAGTGCGGAGACTTGCCCGCCGAGCCCCATTGCCGACAGGTCGGCATCCGACGCGTTCGGCGTGAACAGCCGCTCGCCGTTCGTGCTGTAGCTGCCGCCCGACTTCGGGCCGCCTTTCTTGCTGAAGATAGCAGCGAGCGCCATTGCGCCCAGCGCGATCGGCCCAAGCGCACCAAGCCCCATGCCGATGCCAGACATGATGCCGCCCATCGTGCCTGTGCCGACCAGAGAACCAGCAGCACCCAGCGCGCCAGTGAACGACGTTGCGCCCGTCAACCACCCAGCGCCGGCAGCCAGCGATCCGCCCAGTCCGCCAGCGCCGAACAGGCTGCCGACGCTGCCCAGCATGTCGCCGATGCCGCCACCGCCTCCGGTCGCCGCATTCGCCGAGCCTGACAGGCCAAGCGACCCGCCTAGCCCGCCCGCGATCGGCCCCACGATCGCTTGAATCGTCGGGCGCAGAATGAGCGACTGGAACAGGTTCTTAGCGGTGTCCACGAGGTTTTGCAGGAAGCCCTTGCCGCCCTCGAACCCGCGCATGAGCGAGTCCGTCAGGCTCTTCTCGATCGTCTCCGACTGACGCGCCCACTCGGCATTTGCAGCCTCTCCAGCCTTGCGCGCGGCCTCTGCTGCATCCGCTTCGGACTGCAGCTCGAACGCTTCGCGACGCGCTGTGCGCAGCGTCTTCAGTTGCTCGATCTGCAGCTTCATCGCGGCGACTTCGGCATCTGTGCCTTCGGTCGCCTCGAGCATCGCGAGCGTTTGCTCTTTGATCGCGATCACGCCGGCCGCGCGCTCGTCACGCACGTCGAACAGCGCCTGACCGGTCTTGCCGATCTCTTCGTTCTGCTCGCGCTGCGCCTTGACCTGATCCGCCAGCGACTTCGCTTCGTCTGCTAGCGACTTCACCGACGCGATGCGCGCCTCGGTCGCGGCCTTCTCCGCCGCTTCGAGATCACGCTGCGCCTTGGCCGTCTCTTCCGTGTTCTTCTTGACGATCGGTTGCGCCGCCGCCAGTTCGGCAACCTCGCGCGTGTACTCGTCCACGCTAATGCGCCCGGACTTGTACAGCGACTCCAGCGTGCGCACGCGCTCGGTGTAGTCGCGTGAGATGCCGATCACATCGAGGTAGGCTTCGCCCAGCTTCTTCGCCTGCTGCTCGGCCTCGCGCTCACCGTCCGCGCGGGCCTTCGTGGCAACCTTCACCCCGCCTTGCGCGACGATCAGCTTCTGCACCTCGGCAACGTACTTCGCTTCGCTGATGATGCCTGCATCGCGCGACGCGGCCAGCATCGCAAGGTTCTTCTGGTAGTCCTTGTGCTGGCCGCTGCTGTCCTGCGCCCACTTCATGTAGGCGCTACGCACCTCTTCGACCTTCTTGCGCTCGGCTTCGAGGGCATCGACACGCTTCTGGTCCTCGCGCTCGTCGTCAGTCGGCCCGGCCGGCGTCAGTGCGCGCGCATCGCGCTGCGCCTGCGCAAGTTGCTCCTGATACCGCTTACGCGTGTAGGCGTCGAGGTTGGGATTCGCGAGGTTCTTCTGCGCGTCCGCAATGCGCGACGATGAGCTTGTCTCGGCCCCGAACAGCACCGCGCCGACCTGCCCCCAGAATCCGGCCCCTTCTGCTTTCGCGCGCCTGATCGTCTCCGCGTACCCGCCGATTGCGGCGGTCGCCATGCTCATGACGGACGCAACAGCATCGGCAAGCCCGGAGTCGGCCACCGCGCGCACCAACTCGCCCCATTCGTTCTTCAGGCGCGTCATCGCGCGGCCGGCAGACTCCGACGCCTTGACTGCACCCTCGCCCAACTCAAGTTCAAGCTGCTTGGCGAACTTCGGCAGGAAGTCGTCGGCGATGACCTGCCCTTGTTCGAGCATCTTGCCGAGTTCGGTCGTCGTGACGCCCATCGCGCGCGCCGCGATCTGGAACGCGCCCGGCATGCGCTCGCCAAGCTGCCCGCGCAGTTCCTCGGCCGATACGGTGCCCTTGCTCATCATCTGCGAGATGGCGAGCAATGCACCGTTCGTCTCTTCGGACGACAGCCCAAGCGTGGTCGCGGCCTTCGATACCGCCGTGAAGATCGCGCGCGTCTCTTCGCCAGCAATGGCCGTGCCGCGTGAAGCTGCGGACAGCTTCACGTATGCGTCGGCCGTCGTCTGAAGGTCGATGCCGAGCGTGCGCGCAGTCGTACGCACGAACTCCAGTTCGCGTGCGACGTTCGCCTCACCCGCGACCGACGCCATCGCAGAACGGAACTTGTCCGTCTGGTTCTGCGCTTCTAGCATGGACGTGGCAAGGGCCTTCAACCCTGCGACGATCGCAACCACCGAGAACCCTGCACCGATCGCGCCGAGCGCATCCTTCACGCTCTTGGCGTTGCGCTCCATGTCGCGCGATGCCGATTGGACGCTACCCGTCGCGTCCTGCATGTCCTTGCGCAGGCGCGCAACGTCCGCCTGCATCTGGATGACAAGCTGCCCGACGACATCAGCCATTCTCGGCCTTCCCTTCCTGCGCTACCCGCATCGCCGTCACGTCAAGCACCTTCAGCATCTCCAGTTCCCAATGCGTCACCCGCTGACCGGTCATGCGTAGGAACGACTCGACATCCGCAGTCGTCAGCAGCGACGGGCCAAACCCTCCGCTTCCGCGCCAGTTCTGGAGGTCTGTGAACAGGTCAAACACGCCCTGCGCCGCCACCGGCAGAGGATCGACGTGCAGCTCATCAATGCGGCGTCCGCGCGCGCTTTGCGCGGCCCTCAGATGGTCGGCAAGCGTCGCGCCATCAGCCTGACGACGCGACAACCTGAATCGCGACTCCGCGTGCTCGATCAGCTCTGCGCGGAGTCGCTGATAAAACGCGCCGATTCGTCCAGCGCATCGGTGATCTGACGCACGACCCACTGCTGCGACGGCTTGCCGAACCACTCGCGCGCGGCGCCTTTGCTGTACTCGACATCAGCGCCGCGCCAGCCGAGCACGCGCGCCACGGCCGTTTCGACGCGCTGCGCCTGCTGCTCTTCGTACGACAGCAGTTCGAAGCTTCCGGTCTTCTTGAACGTGGCCTGTGCCCGCGCCGTGCGCGACGATTGCAGCGACACGGCCTTGTCGTGTCCGGGGCCGGCCAGTGTGAACACCACACCGAGTTCCGCGCCCGTCTTCGGGTGGCGCAGCGTGTATTCAGCGGTGTCCAGTTCGACGATCGAATCGATTTTGTACATCATGCCTCGCAGGAGAGAAGATGCACGGACACCGCAGCGCGCGCCCCTGCGAGGAGGCGACACGCTGCGGGCCGTGCCGGTTGTGCCCGCTTACGCGAGCGAGTCTTGAATTGCGAACGTGGTCACGTCGCTCGTGGTGCCAGCGCCGTTGTAGAGCGCCGTGAACGACAGCGTTTGCACGATGCCCTTCTCGCCGTCGTCGCGATCGGCGCTGCCGAACTTCACGCGCGGGAACACGAACGACACGAAGTCGGAATCCTTCGCGCTCGAAGTCGTGAACGCGCACGCGATCGCAACCTCGCTCTCCGCATCGAAGAGATCGAAATACGTGTGGTCCTCGAAGAACGCCGTGATCTGCCCGGACACGGTGACACGGCCCTCGAAGATGTCCGGATAGCTGTTCGAGCCGACGACGGGCTCGGCAGACATGCCGCCGTTCACGCTGAAGTTCATGCTCGTGAGGTTCGCCACACGCGCGCCGTTGACGATGACCGCGCCATTCACGGCAGCCACCACACCGGAAGTCGTCGCAGCCGTCGGAGTCGTGAAGTACTGAGCATCGGCCGTCACCACGTCTTTGCCCATGAACCCGAACTCGATTCCGGCAATGCCCGTCGCCGGAAGCTGCACCGACATCGTGTTGACCTTGCAGCCGCTGAACACATCGCTCTTCGCGATATCCGACTGCCAGTGTTCGATCGAGAACGACGTATCAGTGTGCGATGACGCAGGGACGATTGCCTTCTTGCCGACCACGGTCACCGAGCATGACGCGATCGGCCCTTCCGCCGTCATCGTCAGGCCGTTGAGCACGTGCACGGTTGCGACCGTCGTCGTCAGCGCGATGACGAGGCAGTTCTGTTCAGGTTGTTCGCATTGACCGAGCCAGCCGTGATGCGAATCACGTCACCGATCCGCACGC